TAGGATATTATTTAAAATATGGGGCAGTTACCTTTAGAGCAAAGGATTTCAGTTATTATTTGATTTACTTTAGTGTAATCATATTGGACCATTTCTTTGCCTTCTTTAATCATATGCATATATGATCCGGGATTTGAAGGAGTACTTACGAAGTCCCAACATAGAAGTTCAAAATCATCTTGTACTTCCATAACACCACCTCTATCTTCTAATGAACCCATACCACGAGAGGAAACACCAACGGTTACTCCACTTTTAATAAGTTCTTTTAGTATATTACCTGAGGGGGTAGGTAAAACTTCTATTTTACCCATTACATTATCTCCATCCCAATTATATTCTGATATTAAGTGGGATACATTTTTTAAATTTACTACAGAAGATTCAGGATGATCTAACTCACCCATTGAACGTCTTTGTTTAATGAGTTCGCTATATTTGTCCATTTCACGTTCCCACAAACCTTTTGAATAATAACGACCATTACCATTTTTAACTTCAGCAGTAGCTAAAACACCTTCAACTAATAATGTTGTACTTTCCCCATTAATTCCCTCAGTTATTTGAGAGGGAGAGATTTTAATAGCATGTGTTTCTATTAATAATTGTTTCATGTAGTAAATTTAGTAGTATTTATTTTTTACTCTGCTTCGAATGATTCAGTTTCATCTACTATCTCCTCAGGTATTTGATATGCCTTACCTGATAGTTTTTCATAAACCTTTTTCATACCTAGACTTTTCTTTTCTAAAAGTTTAATCTCTTTTTGCATTTCTTTCATCTTAGTTTTATCAATAAGTTCAGATAAATTTTCATCTTCATGTATTGAATTTACTCTACCAGATTTTGTAGCAACTTCTTCATCTAAGAAACCAATTTGAGCTTCTAGTTTTACAATATCGCCTTGTTTTCCAATTTCTGCTAATTTACTATCAATAGATTCTTTTTTCATTTTCTTTTTATCTTTACCTGCCTTTTTCATTGATTCTTCTTTATCTCCATCTCCATCGATGTCTAAAAAATCGGGTTTATCTGCTTCTTCCATTCCTGCTGCCTCTTGTGAAGCTTCTATAGCTTCTTCTCTAGCTTCTTCGAATTTTTCCTCATTTTCATCCATAGGAAGATCTTCTTCTTTATTTTCTTCAGATAGAGAAGTCATAAAAGTATTTAAAGAGTTAGGAGTTTGTGCTAATCCTTCTTCTTGCATTATTTGATTAACAAGATTACCTGATACTGCAGCATCACTATTAGGATTACCTGTAGATACAATACCACCTAATGATTCTTTAATTAATTTTATTAATGAAATATCTTTTGATTCTTTAACAGGAACCATTTCAGTACTACCATCTTTTAGTTTTTCACTATACCCACTTGCTGCAAATTTGCCTTCAGCTTTTTGTGTTTTAGCTTCACTATACCCTAAACCTTTTACACCAAATTGACCTTCTTTAACATAATGTAAAGGATCTTTCGCTAAGTTTTTGATAACAATAGCTTGTGCCTCTTCTATAGTTAAAGCGGAGTTATATTTAACTTCTAAATATACACCGTTTAACATTTCTTGACCGTTAACGTTATTAATGTTATCTACTTGTGGAGAGTAATCATAGTTTCTATCTTGGGTATTAATTACCTCTTTAGCAGTTTTTTTCTCTTCTGCTTTAATTTTTTCTTCTCCTTCTTTAGTGTTAATCTCTTTTTCTACTTTATTATCAACAATAGGGTTTAAAGATTCTTTATTAGCCTCAGCTAAGTATGCTTCAAACTTATTTTCCCAATTCTCTTTAGGACTATTTAAAGTCTCAATTTTAGTAATAGGTTTTAAATCAACTATACCACCTATATCCTCTTTAAGGATATTTTCATCTTTAGTTTCTAAAGATTTTTTAAAGTTATCTAATAAGTCTTTCATAATTTATTTTTATTGTTGTAATAAAGTTTCCATATCGTTTAAATAATCATCAATCAAATCTGTGCCATAAACAACAGTATATTTAGTAGGATTATCCCTATAATATTTTATAGTATCTATTTTAGCTAATCTTAAAGATTTTTTTAATGTTTCTAATCTTCCTTCAATATCATCAAACGCATTAATGCGAGATTGTTGATATTTTTGTGCATCAGATTCTTCTTCTTTAATTTTAAGCTTATATTTCATATTATAAATATTAAAAAAGATTTTTTACTTCAAGTCCTGAACCTTTCTGTACATAGTTACCATTTTTATCTTTAGGTACTAGTTGATATTTAAATTGCTTTACATAAGCATTATCTTTTACTCCATCTTCACTTGCAGCAGGACCAGGTCCTAAAGTTGCACCAGGATTTTGGGATTTATTTTCTTTTATTTTTTTTTTCTTTTTTTTTGGGATTTTAAATGCATAAGGAGTTAAATATGCACCAGCACCTCCACTCATAGACATTTCATCTACTTCCTCTTCATTCATCCCCATTTTTTGGTACTCATCTGAATAGTTTTTTCGAAGATGAGTTCTATATTGGTTAAATAATTTGTTAACATTATCAGATAGCTGATCAATTACAGTATCATTTGTTTTTCTAGCTAATGTATTTAAATATTGCCTTAATTCTTGAAATTCTTTAAATGTTGAGTCAAAAGCAGGTACATAATCTACATCCCAAGAAATAGTTCCAGTTTCAGGATCAATATCACTAACAGTAGATTGTACTCCACTATCTGTAGTAATATCCCCTATTTCAAGTTCTTTAATTTTATACTTGTACCCCATTCGATATTTTAATTTCTTTTACGAGTTCATAGTATTGTAACAAATCAACTAAATTATCATCACCAACCTTATCAGTTTTACCTAATTCTACTAATAATTTAGCAATTTCAGTTATTTTAATTTGGGTAGCTTTATCTTTAATATTATCTATCTCAGCTTTTAAAACAGATTTCAGTTCGTTTATTTTAGTATTATAAAAGCTTCTTAAACTTGGGGTTGAATCCACAGAATTAATAAATTCCTTTAGTACTTGCTTTTGTTCTGAACTTAATGTGTCATATTTTGTATTAAATTTTTCTAATAATATTCTATATGTAAGAGATCTTGTATCCTCATCATATGTTGCAAATTCTTTTAATACTTCATCTTTTTTAGATATATCTAATTCCTTTTTAGTTAAATGTTCTAATAAAGTTATTTTATTATTCATTAATTGTTGGGAATCCGTAGAAGATACAGAATTATACCCTTCAATTAAAGTATACAATGATGCTAATTCTTTATAATTTTTAATTTTAGAATTAAAAAATTGGTTTACATCATAATGATTTTGTATCTCATTAATCAGATTATACTTTTGTTTTCTAAGAAAAGACCTATTAAATTTTTTAGAATTTTCTAATACTATATCAATAAGTGAAGATGCTCGGTTTTCATTTAAAACAGGAGACTTTTGTATCGATTCATATAGCTTGTATTCCCTACCTAATTCACTTTTTACAAAGTATTTTTTTAGTAAATCTATTGCGGGAGAGTCAACACCTTTTAAGGTGTCGGCTGTGATTTGTCTTACAAGCAATTCAAATAGGATACCTGTATTTTTAAATTTAGAATTCTTAATTTTCATCAAAAAATATATTTAATTATAAATATTAGTCCTTTAGTTGAGATTCATCCAATAACGTACTGTTGTTTTTATCTCGTTCAAATACCAATTGTTTTTTATTTAATTTTTTAAACATATCTTTATTTTTTAAATATGTAAGTTTGGGGTTTTCAAATTCTGATAAAGAAGGTCGACTATTTCCATCATTCTTATCTGTATCCTTCATACGTTTTGTACCTAAAGGATCTTTTCCAAAGTTATTACTTTGTTTACCTTTAGTAGTAGTTGAATCCTGTGGTCTACCTAATTTTGGATCATCATCTCCATACCCATCAGGTACATTACCTGGATCAGAATACATTCTACCTTTACCATACAGGCTAGCTAAATCATGTGGGGTACCATACGATTGACCTGTTTCTAAAGGATCATTACCCTCTTCTTGTATTTGATTTAATCTAAACTTACGCTTAGCATCTTCACGTGCTAAATCTCTATATTCATCATACTGGTCTTCACTAAAGTGATAGATATTATGGTAAATCCAATCTGAAGGAACTAAATTTTGTTCTAACATTAACCCTGCTAATTCGGCTTTAGACTTCATTAACTCAATTCTCTCCTGATCGTATATGATAGAAGGAGTTGTCATTGATAATTCAAAGTTAGTTAATGTTTCATCAGTGTATCCTTGTGTGTATAAGTGTACTAATGCTATTTTATTTAATTCCGATAATATAATGCGTTGTATACGATCAATTGTACGAGCAAATCTAATATCTTCGGCAGCTAATGTAGCTTTACCTTCAATATTTTCATCATACCCCAAAAATGCTTTAGGTATCTTAAGAGCAGCAAATAATTTATCACGTAAATATTCTACATCTTGAATACCATCATAAGATAAACCTGGTGTAGTATCTATTTTAGTTGCACTATCATTTCCACGAACAGGAATATAAAAATCTTCCAACATATTTTGCATGTTGTATTTTAAGTTATATTCTCCTGTTTTTTCATCCATCATAGGAGCACGTTTCATGTTTGAAATAGTTTGTTGCATAAATGCTTCTACTTCATTAGGAGGTATAGAACCAACATTTACATAGAATACTCTTTTTTCGGGTGCACGTGCTATTCTATGAATTAGCATTGCATCTTCCATTAACGAATACTGCTTAAATAATCTTCTAGCAGGTTCAATATATGATCTACCATAAGGTAAGTAATTTACATCAGCTACCATTCTAAAGTGAGCCATTTCATAGTTGTCATATGTTATGCCTCCTTTACTATTATCATCTCCCTGATTAGGGACATTATAATAACCATAAGAACTTCCGGCAAACCCATCGGGATTCCATCTATATTTTACTTCAGCAGGATTTTCGGGATTAAAACCTTCTACCCTTTCAATGTGGTATGCTGTATAAGGAATAACATTGTATACTCCAAACTTCTCAGCTATTTCTAATTTTAAGAAAAAATCACCATATTTACACATTTGTCTAATCCACATCCATAAATTAAACTCTATATTTAAAACATCATAAAATAAGTTATATAATATTTTTTGTATATCCTCATTTGAACTTCTAATTTGAAGTACCTCTCCCATATCATTTTTAAGAGTAGATTCATCAGCAATAATGTCAAGTGCAGAAGCTATAATAGCGTCTTGATCCATAACATCATATTCTGAATATAACTGTGTTCTTAGATATTGATAGTTAAGGTTAAATTGTGCTCCTAACAAAGAAGTAGGCATTGTAGAATATACCCTATTAAATCTGTCTATTAACCCATTAGTTTCATATTCACCACTAGATTGAATGTGACCTGAATCAACTGTTTTTATTTGGTTACCTCCAACGTTACGGATGACTACATCCGTGGAAAATAGTTTTTTTAATCTTGTAAATACGCTTTTGTCAGCCATTTTTATATGTAATTATTGTTATAAATATTAATCTAAAAGCCATCTAATGTCCTCTGTACCCTCTGCAGTATCTATTTTATAAGGATTGGGTACTGAAGTATTAGATCCATAACCTCCTTGGTATGGTGTTCTATTAACTTTCATGTTTTGTAATGCTTGTTTTGTTAAATCTATTCCTCTTTGGTTATTTTTTAATGCAGTGTCTCTAACATACATTCCTATCCCAAATGACATTACTAAATCATCATTGTAACCTGTTTGAGCTTCGGGTCTACCATTTTTCCAAATAAAAGTTTTCATTTCTTCTATTAACCTCTTAGATTGTATTGTTACCCCCTTATCGCTTAAATATTCTTGAAACTTACCTATAACCATAGGTCGGGTTTTTGAGGACATAGTAAAACCAGGAACCATTTTAGAGTGGTCTTGGTATTTGTCAAAATATGAATTAACATTTGAATATTCACTTTTTTGTGAATAATAAACGTTATTATAATTTCTATCTAGTACAGTTTGGATAGTAGCCCACCCTATATTTGCATTTTCTATTACTAATAAAGCTTCATTATATTCAGTAGCTATACCTACTAACAGATGACCATATTCTTTAGTACCTATTTGTCCTTTGTATTCAGCTACTTGTACATTATTTTCAGTATCCATAACATGGAATGCTGAATAATCTTTACTGTCACCTCTAGATACATCAGCTAATACCATGTAGTCTCTACTATAGTCTGCTGTTTCCCATACCCATAAATTTTGATCAGCGCCCCTTCTTTCTAAAGGATCTTTAATAAATGATTTTTCATAATATTCTAAGTATTCAGGGTAAAATACTACATCTCCTGATGTACTAAAATCACAATCACATTCTTGTGCTGCCATTCTAGGATCTCCTAATAATTCATCTTGTTTTTTTCTCCATGCCTCATCTCTTTCGGGATGAACATACCATGGTAACTTTATAGGTAAAAAATCGTTTTGAGATGATTCTGCTCTTGTCCATGTTTGATGAAACCAATTACCTGTACCATAAGGTGTAGATAAAGCTATACACCCACCACCTGTAGCTAGGGTTTGTTGAGCTGAAGCCCATATTTCTCCAATATTATCAATAAAAGCAGCCTCATCAATTAATAGTAAAGATACGGCTTCAGATCTACCAGCATCACTAGATGCAGAAGTAGCTTTTATTTGGGATCCATTTGATAATCTAAGATTTAACTTATTATTTTCAGCAGCATCAATCTTAAGCCATGAAGGTAAGTTTTCATACATAAACTTTACCTTAGTAACCATGTTTTTAGCAGTTTCCTGTTTTGTTGCTATACAAAGTATATTTTTATCTTTATGGAATGTCATTAACCATAATGAATAACCTGCTCCCAAAGTAGATATTCCTAGCTGTCTAGACTTTAATACAATTGAATATGGATTGTCTCTAAATAAGGTTAATACTTTTTCTTGGAATGGGTATAAATTAAATTGAATGCGTCCACGTTGTGGGTGTTGAATGTAACAATATTTTTTCATAAAATGTGCTGGGTCTTGTGCACATTTAAGGTATTCTTGTCTTATTACTTGTTTTAAGTCTGACATTTTTTAATTTCCAGCTAATAATATAAGCACAATAGCTGCTATACTAGCGGCAATAGTTATTTTATTTTTGCGTTTTTGTTTTTGTAAATCGTTTTCTAATTTACTAGTCAATTCTTGGGAAATTTTAACTTGTTCAGATTTAGATGAGATGATAGAATTATAATTATCTATTTGTTGAACATTGGTACTTATAATACTATCTTTTAAAACTATTTTTTGGTCTAAAAGTAAAACTTTTTCTAAAGTAATAGATAATTCTTTTTTAACCCCATCACCTTCAATAAGGTCTTTAATTATGAGACGTACTATCGGTTCCTCTAAAGATATCTTTGTTGTATCTATTTGCGAAAAACATTTCAAGCTCACTATTACTAAAAGTATCAACAGCGGT